TGGTATGATTGATAAACCACTTGGTTCAGGAGGCGTGAAATCTGGCCCACCACCAAAATCAGGACCAACACCACAAGGGTTGAAAGTTCCTTTAAAACAAGTTAAACAGTAAGACTGGAGAAATTTTAAATGGCAGATATAGACAAGTCCCTTCCTAATGAACTTAGAACAGAAGTAGAAATACCAGCTGAAGAAGAAGTTGTAGAAGAGGAAGTAGTAGAACAAGGTCCCGTAGAAGTTATACCTGAAGAGGATGGTGGAGTTACATTAGACTTTGAACCAGGAGCAATCAATGTTCCAGGAACCGAGAATCATTTTGATAACTTAGCTGACATTTTACCCGAAGATATTTTAGAACCAATCGGAAACGAAATGGTTGACAACTACATGGAATATAAATCATCTAGAAAAGATTGGGAACAATCTTACATTCAAGGTCTAGATCTTTTAGGATTCAAATACGAAAACAGAACTGAACCTTTTCAAGGAGCAAGTGGTGCAACACACCCAGTGCTTGCTGAAGCAGTCACACAATTTCAAGCGCAAGCTTATAAAGAATTATTACCTGCAGGTGGACCTGTAAGAACAGATGTTATTGGAGTAGATTCTCCTCCAGTTCAACAACAGTCTGAAAGAGTTAAAGATTATATGAATTATCTTTTAATGGATCAAATGGAAGAATACGAACCTGAGTTCGATCAAATGTTATTTCATTTACCATTAGCTGGTTCTACTTTTAAAAAAGTATACTATGACCAGTTGTTAGGGAGAGCAGTGAGTAAATTTATTCCTGCTGAGGATTTGATTGTTCCGTACACGGCTACCTCATTAGACGAAGCGGAATCAATCATCCACTCTTTAAAAATTTCTGAAAACGATTTAAGAAAATCACAAGTCAGCGGTTTCTATTCTGACGTTGAGCTTGGCCCACCAGGTATTGATAACAATGATGAGTTAACTAAAAAGGAAAGAGAAATTTCTGGAACTAAAAAAACAGGTAAGCAAGAAGATGTCTACAATGTTTTAGAGTGCCATGTAAACTTAGACCTAGAAGGTTTTGAAGATATCGATGGTGAAGGTGAACCAACAGGAATTAAGCTTCCATATATTGTAACGGTTGAAGAAGCATCAAGAAAAATTTTATCTATCAAAAGAAATTATGCACCAGAAGATGCTAAGAAAAAGAAGATACAATACTTTGTACATTTCAAATTTTTACCAGGTTTAGGTTTTTATGGTTTCGGTCTAATCCACATGATAGGTGGACTGTCTCGTACGGCGACCGCGGCTCTAAGGCAGTTACTAGATGCGGGAACGTTATCTAATCTGCCAGCTGGATTCAAGCAACGTGGAGTTAGAGTAAGAGACGAAGCGTCTCCTATTCAACCAGGTGAGTTTAAAGATGTTGATGCACCAGGTGGATCTTTACGTGATGCATTCTTTCCATTACCTTACAAGGAACCTTCTCAAACATTATTATCATTAATGGGAATTGTTGTTGGTGCGGGTCAAAGATTTGCAGCCATTGCTGATATGCAAGTTGGAGATGGAAATCAAGGCGCAGCTGTAGGAACTACTATTGCATTATTGGAACGTGGATCAAGAGTCATGTCTGCAATCCATAAAAGATTATATGCTGCAATGAAAAAAGAATTTAAATTTTTAGGAAAAATTATTGCTCAATACTTACCACCTGAATATCCATACGATGTGGTTGGTGGTGCTAGAACAATTAAGCAAGTAGACTTTGATGATAGAATCGATATCATCCCTGTTGCAGATCCTAATATATTTTCTCAGTCACAAAGAATTAGTTTAGCACAAACACAATTACAACTGGCTCAATCAAATCCACAGATTCATAATCTGTACGCAGCCTACAGAAAAATGTACGAAGCAATTGGAATAAAAGATGTTAATCAAATATTACCTCCTCCTGCTCAAGTGCAACCCATTGATCCAAGTATCGAGCATATTAATGCGTTAAACGCGAAACCTTTTCAAGCGTTTCCTGGTCAAGATCATAGAGCACACATTACAGCTCACTTGAATTTTATGTCAACTAACATGGTTAGAAACAATCCTGTAGTTATGGCTGCAATTCAAAAAAATATATTAGAGCACATCTCAATCATGGCCCAAGAACAAGTACAAATTGAGTTCAG